TGGACTTTCAGGACTGGTTATAACAAGCTTTCAGTAACGCTCAATGTTTCACCGCTTGCATTTACCTTGCAGGCTAGCCGATGGAATAGCGTGGGGGCTGCTGAAACCTGGAACACGCTTAACGCAAGTTTGGAATGGATAGACGCTACAATAGTGTCCTAAAGGAGAAATATGGCAACTACAACCAACTTCGGCTGGGAAACCCCAGACGATACCGATTTAGTCAAGGATGGCGCAGCTGCCATGCGTACGCTCGGCAATGCGATTGATACATCGCTAGTCGATCTAAAAGGTGGCACGACAGGCCAAGTATTAAGCAAGACATCAAATACCGATATGGATTTTACTTGGGTCGCACAAGATGATTCAAACGCAATCCAAAACACAATAGTCGATGCAAAAGGCGATTTAATCTCTGCAACCGCAGCCGATACTCCAGCGCGTTTAGCAGTTGGCACAAATGGCCAAGTTTTAACCGCCGATTCATCAACTGCAACTGGTTTGAAATGGGCTGCGGCAGCTTCAGGTGGCGGTTACTTTGCCAATCCAGTCTTGAATTCAAACTTTAGCGTTTGGCAGCGTGGAACTTCGTTTTCCTTAGCGGCATCAACCACCGCTGCAAATGGTTACACCGCAGACAGATGGGATACCGCAACAGGTGCAAATCAGGCTTGCACGCTTTCAAGACAAACAACAAGTGATACGACTAATTTGCCAAATATTCAGTATTGTATGCGATATCAGCGCAATTCAGGACAAACTGGAACAGGTGCTTTAACGCTAGCACAAAATTTTGAAACAATAAATTCAATTCGTTTTGCAGGTAAATCCGTTACATTCAGTTTCTATGCTCGCGCTGGTGCAAACTATTCAGCAGCATCAAGTGCATTAAATGTTTATGTATGGTCTGGAACTGGAACTGACCAAAATGTTTTAGGTGCTGGTTTTACTGGACAAAGCGCTTTTATCAATTCAAGTGCAACTTTAACTACAACTTGGCAGCGTTTTACTTTTACTGCTTCAGTGGCTTCAACTGCTACGCAAATCGCTACTGGAGTTAGTTTTACTCCAGTAGGAACTGCTGGTGCTGCTGATTACTTTGAAATTACTGGCATTCAACTAGAAGTCGGCTCATCTGCTACCGACTATTACCCTTATGGGGCTACTTATCAGGCAGAGTTAGCGGCTTGCCAAAGGTATTATATTCGTTACGATGCGGCTACTACATATCAAACATTTGGGTTGGTAGTTGCATCTAGCACAACAGGTGCTTATGTAACCTTACCTTTACCAGTGCAAATGCGAGTAGTCCCAACTGCCATTGATGCATCAGCGGCAGGAACATTTAGATTACAAAGTAACCAAAATATTGAATTGACTTCAATAGCGCTTGGAACAATTGGCAATGGCAATAAAGTGGGATGTGTATCGGTAGGCGTTGCCAGTGGTTTAACAGCAGGAAATTTCTATTTTCTGCTTGCAGATGCAGATACAACAGCTTATCTTGGCTTTACAGCGGAGTTATAAAATGGAAAATTTAACAATTATCAAAGATATTGATGGCGTTGAAATTGTAATTATTACTAAAGAAAATGGTTCAATTATTTCAATGTTAAAATCGACTTATGACGAGCAACAAGCAGCGTTAAATGAAGGTTTGGTTAAGTAAGTCAGCAAAGCAGCTAAGAGAACAGATCGATGCTGCTTACCCTGACCGCGACAAGCGCTCGGATGGCTGGATAGGCGATGCCAAGCATGCTGCATCCAAGTCGGATCACAATCCAGATGCAATTGGATGCGTTCGGGCGATTGATATTGATAGTGATTTATCAAGACATAAATCAGAGAGCGTATATCTTGCAGATCAACTACGCCGCTTTGCCAAGAACGATAAGCGAATAGCCTACATAATCCATAATGGCAAAATCGCATCCCCTATTCTCGGTTGGCGCTGGCGCAAATACAAAGGCTCAAACCCACATACCAGTCATATTCATATCAGCTTTACTAAACAAGCAGACAATGATTCAAAGCCATTTGATATACCACTATTAGGGGGAAAATAATGAAGCATCCGTTAGTCCTAGCGCTAGGTGCATTTCTAGCCGCATGGTCAGGCTCTAACTTCGATCTCGACTATCGCTCGATTTTGGCGGCAGTCTTAGCTGGCGTATTCGGCTTCGCTACTCCTAAGAAAAAATGAGCGTGAGCGACTATGTCGCGGTAGTAGTCGGCATCTGCACGATCACCGCAGCTTTCATCGGTTCAATACAATGGCTGGTTAAGCATTACTTGGCTGAACTTAAGCCTAATGGTGGCTCAAGCATGAACGACCGCTTAGCGCGTGTCGAACGCCAAATAGAACAGATTTATCAGACCCTTCTGCAAAAATAAACCAATGGGTTTGATGGATGGTGATTGCCGAACTGATGGCATTTACATATTCATAGAAAATACCGAATGGGTGGTGAGCGCAAAGCATGGCAGCGAGAAGGAAACCGCAAAAGGTTAAGACAGTCCGTTATGAGGACTATACGCCGCTTGAAATTCACGCTATCCAAATACGCGAGTTTTACTTAGCGCTACGCAAAGCGGGTTTTGCGCCAGATATGGCGATGGGGCTTTGCACCGATTCTCAAGGTTGGCCTGATTGGTTTAAGTTACCAGTCAAAGAGCCAGAGGATATCGGCACAATAATCGATGACGAGGATGATGATTAAGCGCCGAATATTAGTTATCAGCGACTTACAAATCCCTTACCATCACCCGGTCGCAGTCAAGAATGTGGCCAAGCTTGTAAGCCGCGAAAAGTTTGACCAAGTGCTATGCGTAGGCGATGAGATAGATTTCCAAAGTTTATCCAAGTGGGCTAAAGGCACACCACTTGAGTTTGAGGATACTCTAGGCCGAGATCGAAAATTAACCCAAGACATTCTTTGGACTTTAGGCGTTACCGACATTACTCGATCTAACCATACTGACCGCCTATACCACACAATCCTAAAAGGCGCACCAGCGCTTCGAGCATTGCCAGAGCTGCAATATGAGAAGTTTATGGACTTCGATGGGTTAGGTATTCGCTTTCACAAAAAACCTTACGAGTTTCTACCTAACTGGGTTTTGGTGCATGGTGACGAGGGAAGCCTGAACCGCAACGCTGGTGGAACTGCCGCAGGACTAGCCAATAAGTTTGGCGCTAATGTGGTTTGCGGACATACTCATAGGCTTGGCCTACAAGGGCTCTCACAGGGCTTCAAAGGCCGTTTTAAGACACTTTGGGGTTTTGAGGTAGGGAACTTAATGGACGGCAAGCAAGCATCTTATTTACGCGCTGGAAGCGCTAATTGGCAAATGGGCTTTGGCATTATCGAAGTTTATGGAAAGAATGTTACCTGCATTCCAGTCCCAGTCAATCAGGATGGGTCATTTACGATCTACGGAAAGCATTATTACTAAATCGTTATAAGACACGCCGAAGGCTGATGTCGTATCTGGCTGATAGAAGTGCCACCCTACGGATGTGCAAATAGCACAGAAAACGAGGGCAACAATGGATTATCTACAATGGTTAGCTGCAATAGCGATTGGCGGCTATTTCTTTATACTCGGTTGGATCAAAGGCTACAAGGATGCCAAGACCGAGTGGTATTACAGAGGCAAGAGCGTTGGCGAGCAGAAGGCGCTGCGTTATGCAGGCGAATGATGTGCTTAACGAGGCTCACGACATACTCTTGCAGCGTGAGAACAAATACGGGGAATTTCACATTACAAGTTACCGAACTGCGAGCTTGCAAACACTTATCCATGAGGAACGCCGAACACCAGAGCAATGGTGCTTGGATATGGTGGCAACCAAACTCGCAAGGATATATCAAAGTCCAGATCACTTGGACAACTACATCGATGCCATCTGCTACCTTGCAGAAGCAGCCGCGCTAGTCAAGACACCAAAGGAGGAGTTATGAGCGAGCAAGAAGCATTTGAGAAGCTACTAAGGATGCATGAGGATGCCAAGCGTGTCCGATTGGCTTTTTTGGTTACAAGAGCCAAATTTGCAGAAGATTACAATTACAAGGTTGATGATGTTGAGAAGATGATAGGGAGTAAAACCTATGGGATTTAACTTAGAAGATTATGAAACAGTCGAGGATCGACTATTAAAATTTTGGAAGGAGTATCCAGATGGGCGAATTGAAACCGAGCTTATCGAAGCAGCAACCAACCGATTTATCGTCATGGCTCGACTTTATAGAACTGAGGCTGACCAGCGATATTGGGCATCTGGACTGGCTTTTGAAACAATTACCGATAGGGGCGTTAATGCCACAAACGCGCTTGAGAATTGCGAAACTTCTGCTATCGGGCGCGCTTTGGCGAATTGCGGTTACGCGACAAGAGGTAAAAGACCTTCTCGGGAGGAAATGAGCAAAGCTTCAAGAGAACGGATAATTAAAGTCGAGAAGCCAAGCGATCCTTGGACTACCGAGCCAAAAGAGATGCCAATACCAGTAAATGAAGCAGTAGCAGCTCTAAATGATGGGATAGTGCCAGAAAAAATACCGATGTGTAAGCATGGCGCTATGACCCTTAAAGAAGGCATTGGTAAGACCAATAAGCCTTATCATGGTTATACCTGCAATGTTTGGTCAAACGACAAATGCGACCCGATTTGGTATGAGTTAGACAAATCTGGTCGATGGATACCACAAAAGCCAAAGGTTCAAATAAAGGAGTTAGGCTGATGGGATACATCGAGATTCATAGACCAGATGGCACAATCATTTATTTAGGCGAACCCCAACCGATGCATCCAGCAGAAAAGATTGAGATCTGCGATATGTGCAATGAGCCAAAGCCTGAAAGCGACCTAAAGAATGTCGGCGGATCTGATGATGCGACAAAGATTTGGGAATGTTCTAAATGCCATGCAAAGAACCAGAGCTAGACAATGCCTAGCCAAAGTCGTAAGGTTCGAGGGCGGCGAACCGAGCATGTTGTAGCCAACTATTTCCAGCAGTATTGGGAAGCTGCTAGGGCGGTAAATAGTGGTGCTAGTGGGAGTGATGTGC